TCCGGTACAGCTTTGAATTGCGAGCGCGCCGATGGCAAGATTTCTGCCAGTAGTATTGCTAACGAGCACACCAGTACCAATACCGATACTACCTGAACCAGTAGTATTGCTTAATAATGCGTGAAAGCCCATGGCAAAATTGCCGCTACCCGTCGTATTGCTTTGCAATGCAGAGGCGCCAATGGCTACGTTTGTACCGCCGCTAGACCCTCCATTTAATGCAGCCCCACCAATCGCAACGCTGCCACTTTCAGATATGCAATTAGCCATTGCTCCGAATCCAAAAGCAACGTTTTGTGAACCCGTCGTCAAAAATTGACATGCTGCGACACCAACAGCCACATTTCGCTGGCCAGTAGTCAGGCTTGAAAGCGCATTCGTTCCGGTCCCGAAATTGGAATCTCCGGTCAGTGTGAAGTTCCCTGCCTCTCCCTCGAAGAAGTTATCACCGGCTACGTTCGGCACGCCATAGAGAACGGCTTTCGTCCCGGCATACATATACGCAAAGCCGGTATCGACGTTAGGCTGGCCCGACGCATCTATGTTGAAATGCGCCGCCCCGCCGAACGCGCCACCGTTGTCGAACTGAACCGAGTTCAGCGGTGCGCCTGGGCTCCCGCCGCCGCCAGCCAGCAAGTCCGTAGTCACGCCAGCATGGCGGAAGTCGAGGTGGGTGCCGTCGTACCAAAGGTCGCCGTCGTTAGGTGAGGATGGTGCCACGCCTGATGGAAGCCTGATCTGTGCATTCGCCGTGGTGCCGGGGGCTACGTGCAGGATGGCTGTCGGTGATGGAACGCCGATGCCGATCTGGCCGGTGGATGGCGTGGCCCCGGTGCCTGTGCAGTTGGTGCCATAGATGGCGTTGCCGATGCTGATCTGTCCAGATGCCGATGAAGACGGCACATCACAAGCATAGCCGATGATAATGCTGTTACTCCCAGTAGAATATGTCGGGCCAGCCAACCGTCCAATAATCGTACTGTATGAACAAGTGGTAGCTCCACCACCGCCAGAACTTCCGATAATGACGTTGAAATATCCAGCAGTGAAATTTGGCGCACAAGAGTCTCCAATTATTTCATTGGCTCCTGGCGCCGTAGTAAGATTCACGGCGGCACCGTTTCCAATTATCGTTTGATTTCCTGTAGCTGTGGCAGCTTGTCCCGCATTGGCTCCGATAAATATATTTGATGCTGATCCACCAGCTAAATTTTGACCGGCGCTGTTACCTATTGCGACATTACTGTTGCCGCCAGTAATTAACACACCACTTCCCAATGCGCCAACACCAATAGCCATATTAAAGTTACCGCCCGTGGCCAAGTTCATTGCGCCAGAGCCAAGCGCGACGTTATTAGAACCATCGATGTTTGCATTCATGGCGTGACGCCCAAACGCCAAGTTACCCAGACCTGTTGTGCAAGATGCCAGTGCGCTGGCGCCTTCAACCATGTTCCAGAAGCCGGTTGTCAGGTTGCGACCCGCATTCGGTCCTTCACAGAAATTTCCACCCGCACCAGAAGAGGTCAGCGTGAAGTTGCCAGCGCCTCCTATAAATACATCAGGATCTCCAAACCCTCCGGTGTTATCAATTTGAAACAGCATATTCTGTGGGGCGCCAAATACCCTCTCGTACAAATAAGCATTTCCAATTGTTACCATCGGTTGACCCGACGAGATGTTGAAATGCGTCGCTCCACCGAACGAGCCACCGTTATAGTACTGCACCGAGTTTGCTGGCAGACTTGGGCTTCCGCCACCGCCACCGCCAGCAGCCCAGGTCGTGTTTCCGCTACCGTCAGTCTGCAGGAACCAGTTCGCCGTGCCCGCCGTGGTCGGTAGCTTCAGCGTCCATGTGCCGGCCGCGTCCTGGGTCGATAGCGTGACCTTGCCGCTGGTCGTACCTATGAAATCCAGCTTGCCGGTGTTGCTTCCTGCAAGACCAATGTCAATCGTGCCCTCAAATATGTTTAATGAGCCAGATCCTACAGAACGAAGATTGGCAGATAATGGGGCACCGCCAAGACCATTGTGGTCTCCTACATATATTCCGTATGCCGTGCCGCTAATCGTCGGTGTACCGCTTGGGACTCCGATCTTGGCACCATAATAGTTTGTCGTAGAAGCAAGCATGTCGAACTGTAGATCTGCCACAAAGGCAGCGAAGTCTGTCGCAACACCTCCCACGCCCATCGCGTTACCAATGCGCTTTTGCGCATAATACGACGCTACTGTTCCTGCCGTGCTGTGAACAACACCTTGTGATAAAAAGTCTGAATGAAAAGAAACGATTTGCGTAAGAGCTAGATCGGTACAGGCGCTTAACACGCCTACATGTTCTGATACAGTTCCGGTCCCTAGATTGGTGGTGGCAACCCATGCCCCATAGAATTGACCAAAAGGGCCAGTCGAATCGGTATTGATCCAGTTCTCGATATCAAGGCCATAAACAAAAGCATTTCCTAAACCAATGTGCTTGTAGCCGGTGAAGATCGCCTGACCGTCGATGTAAGCGCCTAGCGTGGGAAGATCGCCGGAGAGATATTCGTTGACCGACAGCGGCACGTTTATGGCAGTCGGTGTTGCAAATGTAGGATCACCAGGAGCGTATAGGACATTGTTGATTGCGCCGAAGTTCCCAACCGCTGCATGCTGCAGATCAACCATTCCACTGCCGCCAACCCAAGTGAGATCGGCACTGCCCGCAAACGTGCCAAGCGGGTTGTTAAACTGGATGGAATGAAGCGGTGTGCCGGGAGTACCGCCGCCACCACTGCCGCCAAATTCGCCAATGTCACTCATCGTAGAAACGCCCAGATCTGGCCCGCCACGCGCGTGCCCGCTGTATCGCTGTTGATGATCAGGTCATTGCCGCGGGCGGCTTCCCACCAGCTATGTTGCTCGGGTGCCAGGTCATCGAGCACGATGCGCCCCGCCGAGATGAATGGGTACGGGCCGCCGGTAATCGATGCGCCGTCTTTGACTGTGATGACCGCTGCTGCGTTGAGCTTCAGAACGACGCGCGTAACCAGGATCGCGGTCGCTCGCGCCGGGACGATAATATGATCACCGGAAGTCGAGAAATCGACATTGAATTTGGTGAGCGGGTTCCAAGCCACATTAGGACGCCAATGCCTTCAAGCGATTGAGACGATCGTTGTAGTCGGCCTCGCGGGCATTGACCGCGGCCTCACGCTGGGCAATCGCCGCCTCGTGATCGTGAATGGCCCGCTCGCGCGCCTCAAGCTCAGCGTGACGCCGATGTGCCTCTTCGGCCTTGGCATCGAGCTCTGCGCGCAAATGCGCGTGTTCTTCGGCCCCCGAGCGCAGGGCGTTGTCACGCTGGTCGATCTCGTTGGCGCGCTGCAGCAGACCCCGTTCCTTGCGGTCGAGAAATCCTTGACGCTCGTTATGCGCCTGGTCTGCGGCCTTGCGCGTGGCGTCGTGCGCCTTCAGTTCCGCCGCCAGCTCCTTCTGCCGCTTGGCAGTTTCATCACGCAGCTTGGCCAGCTTTTCGAGATGGGACTTGGCTTCGTCCGGGTGCGTGATCAGCTTGATCAGACCGAGCAGGCCGTTGGTATCGTCCATCGCCTCACCTGCGTTCTTGATCGCCGCGAGGCGCAGTCCGGGATAAACCGCCCGGGTCTGATCGGTGGCGATGCGCTGATTGTCCTTGGTGGCAACCGGGTTCTCACCGAAGGCAATCGAGCAGGGCGCTTCCGGGTGCAGCCGGATCGAGCGCGTGGTTGATTGGAATGACTGGCTCTGGTGCGACTTGTCATCGAGCTCGATGAACTGTTCGCCGATTGGCGGATCGACCGGGTCGGGGGTGGCGTACTCGGCGATGTAGAGCCTGCTCATTGCTGATAGCCCCACGCTTGCACGTCATTGCCGGTGCCGCCGGCGCCAAGCGCACCCGATGTGACAACGATAGTGGTATTGACGGCGGAAGCCGGAACGCAGGGGGTGAAATTCTGCGTCAGGACAGTTCCCGTCACGCCAGCAGCGGTTACCGGCGCCCCGACCGCCCAAGTGAAATTGCTGGTCAGATTTGTCGTTGTCACGTTGGTCGTAATGGCAGTCGTGGCACTTCCGGGACTGACACTGAATCCGCACAAGAACGTGGTCTTGCCCGCGGCTGCCGCGAGCGTTGCCGCAACGGCCGCAGTCGTGCCGGTTGCCGACGCGACGATGGACGTGCGGATGCTGCCGCCCGACCCGCCGAGTTGTTGGTAGATCGCCTGCAACCAGCCATTCACGCCAGAGCCGCCACCGGGCGGCACCTGCGACCAGGCAATGCCGCACCCGAGAGCAAGCGCGGCGGCTACTGCAAGAATCCGCTTCACGCACCAACTCCCAGCGCCTTGAGCGCCATCAAGTAACCCGAAGTGCCGCAATTCCGGGCGATCGCCGACGCCAGACAGGCGCGGTAGAAAACAATGTCCGCGGACATCACCGTAGCCTGGGACGCGCCCGGCACGATCGCGCTCTGACACACCGACAGCGCCGTCGCCACGGTGGCATTGTGCACCGGATTGGGTGACGAGCTGCCGGCGGGCATCAGTTGCCCTGCCACAGAATGTTGGCGATGTTGCCGCCGAACAGGCTGCACTTTCCGACGTTGCCGATCGTCTCGGCCTCGGTATTCGCCGCGGTGTTGAGCGCCGTCGTATAAGCGACATCCGCGGCCGCCAGCGCGGTATTGTATGCAGCAAGCGAAGCCGCAGCGAAGCTGGCCGCCTGAAAGGTCGCGTAGGCTGTGGCCTTGGCTACCTGGCGCACACCCTCGGCTTTGGTCATTGCAGCGATAAATGTCTGTTGTGCAGCAAGAGCCATGAGCTACCTCATTGCGGCAAGCGTTGCAGAATGATCCGCTTGGCAGATTCGATGCACGAGTTTACCAGGCTCGAGTTGGTGAGCACGGTGCTGTCGTAGGCGATCGTCAGGTTGCCGCCATCGGCAGCAGCGTTGACCGAATTGTTCTGATGGCCCTGATTGTCCGGCTTCCTGGTAGCGGCCGGGTCAAGGGTAACTTGGATCCAAGTGTTGATTGCCATCAGTTGGCCCCGACGTATTGAACCTCGACATGCAGATCGCCGCCGTTGGTGATGGTGGCGGTTGACTTGAGGATGATGTCGAAGAACCCGCCAGGATTGGCGCTGAACTGCGTGGCCCCAAGGTTCACCAGCACCTGCCACAACGGAAGGTTCATGTGATCGGTGGTGAAGGTATTGCTAAAGGTGATGTCCGCATTGGACGCAGCTACCAGCGACGTGGCCGCGCCAAACAGCTTGTTGTCGACGGGGCCAGTGATCTGAACAATCGGGGACGCCAGCCCGGTAAACGCCGGCTGGGTGCCATCGGTGAGCGAGTCGCTGAACCCCACGTCCACATCTGCCGCCGATGAGCCACCCTGAGCGACCGATTTGAGGAAGACATGCTTGATCTTGCAGTCCGGCGGGATGCGGACCATGCGATAAAGCGATGGCGAGGTAACGCCGGCGGTGGCGGCGACGTGACCATTGACCGAGCGCAGGATGCCAGGAGCGCCCTCGCCGACTGCATTCGCCACGATCGGAAATGCATCGAGGTTGACGATGGGATTTGTTTTAAGGGTTTCGGCGGGCATTTAAGCGCTCCTATAGACCTGGCGGCGTAATGAAGAATGCATCGCTCTGGATCGCTCGCTGGAAAGCCATCAGCGCGATCGTGACTTCCTTGATGGTGATCACGTTGCTGTTGGCGTCTGCGGTATTGAACCGGAGCTCAAAGTCGTTTGCGTTGGTAGCCAAGGTGCCGACCGTGAAGTCGGCCACCTTGAAGCCATCCACACCGTTCTTGATCGAGAGCGAAATGCTGGCCATTGCGCACCTACGGGGTCACGTCCGCCGCGGCCGACGAATCGGCGCAGAGGCATTGCAACAGGCGCCCGGGCTCGAGCCGGGTCGCGCCCGAACTCATCTGCGTGTAGAGCTGATATGGCAGCGAGCTCAAGTCCTTGCGCTGCGTCACGTCGTTGCGCGTATCGAGCCAGACACCCAGGTAGGCGCCGGACGGCACGAGCACGATGTTCTGGCGCGTGCTGGAGGTCGAGACCAGGCGCTCCGAATATAGAATATCGAAGCCCATGAACCGGGTGACCTTGCCGTTGGTCAGGGTGGCCTGGGTGCCGGCGAAGTCGGTTGACACCACTTGCACCTGGTTGAGCAGATCGCTTTCGCCCTGGCTGTTGGTGACCCAGGTGAGCGCCTCGGTATCGACGTCCACCTGCAGTTTGCGGAACGCGCGCTTGGCCTCGATCATCTTGGCGACGGTGAGGCCAACGGCGGCGGAGGCGGAGAACGCGGCGGGGATCTGAAAACCGGCGCCGGTCACGGTCGAGCCGGTATTGAATGTCTCGCTCGAAAGCGACCCTGCGTCCTGACCGATCTGCGAGGTGGCGAAGGCGCAGGCGATGATCCGATCGTCCCATTCGCGGGAGACGGCGGCAGCGGCCACACTGGCATATTGGGCGGTTGGATCACTGATCAGCTTGAGCTTGTCGAAGGTGTCAATGAGCTGCGAGGCTTCCTTGTCCACCGGGAACACCCAGCGCCTGCTGAAATCGACATCTTGCCGATTGAGCGGCGCGAACTTGCCGGCCGGCGCCTGCATCTGAATGGCGCCGATATACTGGATCGGGCTCGCCTGCTTGCCGTAGTGATTGCCTTCCATCACCCGACCGCGCAGCTTGGACTGCGTCTGCTGCAGCTTGAGGTTCAAGAGCGCAGAGAATTCCTCGACGTAAAGCTTGAAGAGATTTTCAGACACGGCCGATCTCCGCAGACAAATGGTTCGAACAATCGCCGTGGCCGCTGAGCGGGGGCGCGATGGTTCGGCCGTGTCCTTGCGGGGGCCGTATGAGTTAGAAGCCTATGCCCGCGTGTCCCTTTAGAGGGGGCGGGGAGGATCAGCGTCCGGGGTTTGGGGGCGCATGAGGGAGACGCTGATCCCCTAGGAAGGCCCGCTTACTAGCAGCGCGAAGGCTAGAACGCGGGTCACACCTTGCAAAATTCACGGCTTAGAAAACGCCGGTTTATACGGGTTTTTTTGCCGCCGCCTGCATCTTCAGCCAGCGGATTGCCCGATTGTAGAGATTGAGCACCCTTGGATTCACCCGGTCCATGGCCTGCAACCCCGCCGTCAAGGGATTGCCGCAGCGATTCTGACCGGTGATCACGCAGCACGGCTCGCCCCTGGCGGCGGCCTCGTCGCACTTGAAGCTGCACGAATTGGTTGACAGCCCGAAGAACAGCTCGTCATCGGAAGCCGTATTCAATGCCGGCATTGGAGCCCTTTCGACAGACGGCGCAGTGTACTGTCCGCGCTTGATATATTTGCGCCTGATATATTTGCGCTTTGGCCGGACTGGCGGATCGATCAAGGGTTGTTCCGATTCCTGTTCCATGGCTTTACCTCATGCCCATTGCGGCAAGTTCATGCTGTTCATTGACGCCATGGATCTGTTCCATCAGCGCCTTGAATTCGCGCGCCTCAACCTTGCCGCCGGCTTGCAGGCGCTTGGCCCATCCTTCCTTCTCGGCCATCAGATCGTTGAGCCGCGACTGCGCCTGCTCCTTGGTGGAGGCAGACGTTGACTGATCGGGGCCGTGCAGTTGTCCGGGCTCGCGCAGGCCGGCGCCGATGCGGTGCATGAGCTTGGCGGCGGTGTCCCAGCCAAGCGCGTCCTCGAGCTTGACCACCTGCTCCTGCGAGAGGCCGAGCCGGCGCGCGCCATCAAGGGCAACGACCTGATTTTCCTGAAACTTGGCGCCCCACTCGCGTTGCAACGCGGCCAGGGTTTCGGTCTTGCGCTGCTCATTGAGAGTCTGCTCGCTGACCTTGCCATCGGCGACATGCTTGGCGAATGCCTTGGCGACTTCCTCGGCCATGGCTTTCGGCATGTTCTGCTTGGCAAAGGTATTGCGCAAGGTGTCGGCGAGCGCGGGATCGACGCCTTCGGGGAGGGAATAGTCCTTGGCCTCTTTGGGGGCGCCGAGTTTTTCCCAGACATTCTTCCAGCCGGCGAGATCGTTGGGTTCCGGCAGCCGCACGATCTTGTCGGCGGGG